AAATTAAAATAATAAACATTATTTTTTTAATCACAATTTAACAACCTGGACGATAAAACACCAGATTTAGAGTGTAGTTGTAGCTACGTTTTTAGTTTAACAATAGAAAAATTTTTAACATATTTAAAAACATTTTTTAAACCATATGAGGGATGTTAATTTTCCTCATGCTTTATGTGCTGAATCAGCTAAACATGGTGATCAATATATTACACCTGTTATTATCACGGAAAATGGAAGAAAAAAATTATTATTGCATTTGCAATACATCTTCGCCATTCCTTCCACAGTGAAAATATCATTAGACTATCAAAACGTTCGTAATAAATTTGGAAGAATTTATATGGTACGCAAAAACCATGTAATGTTCTCTATCGGCAAAGATAAATATGATGTAAACGACTTAGACATGCGCAAAAATGGTTGGTACGGAAGTTTACATTTTCATTTAAAATCACACATTGATTATGGTCAAGATAGAGAAAAAAAAAATCCCAAAGGAGATGAAATAGGTGACGGGATTTGCTGGCTATTAACAGCATATGTGTTTGTTCAAGCACAATTAATTTATCAAACACGAGGATACAATCCTATAGAAAATCCTAATGATTTACAAAGAATTTTAATGATTACTTATAAACGAGTTTTAGAAGAATTAAATAGATTTAAAAGTAAAGAATTTAAAAAGAAAAATGGTTTACATTAATTAATAATTATTAACCTTTAACGCGTAGCATTAGGGTTAGAATACCCGAATTATTAATTAAAATATACTGACCGCACAGGGGTTAGGGATGCCTTTTTTTTTTAATTAACACAGAGGTGGCGAGTCAGTATTACCTCGCCACTTCTGTGCTGTTCCTGGCGTACCAATTGGTTTATCAGCCAGGAACTTAGGAGGGGCGCGCTGCAAGCGCCCCGATATCGCGAGCGCAGGCGCAGCCGGAGCGAGTACCTCCTGGCTTTTTTTTCCTCAATCCTGGATTTTTTATTTTTTATAAAAATCAAAAATCGAGGAAAAAAAAACCTAGGAGATATTATATTTCGGGGAAATATAAAAATTAATTATAAAATTGATCATAATTTAATAATTTGTCAATTTTTAATGAATGTCCAATCAGCAAGAATCCAACAACAAAACAACATCCGCGCAAGGAGATGGTGTTTCACTCTTAATAACTACAGCGATGAAGAAAGAGCGAGCTTATTGGATTCTTTTAGTGACACAGGAAGAGCTCAACAATCTATCCAATATGTGTGCATTGGATATGAGGTTGGCGATTCCGGGACTCCTCATGTCCAGGGATTTCTTTGCTTTAAAAGACCGATCAGCCTTCTTGCAGTTAAACGAATACCTGGCATGCAGAGATGTCATCTCGAGACATGTAAAGGATCGGTACAACAGAATCGTGATTATTGCTCAAAAGACGGTGATTTTCACGAGTTTGGAACCGTACCTGAGCAAGGTAAACGCTCTGATTTGGAACGGGTCGCTGCGTTAGTGAACGAAGGTAAAGATCCGTTAACAATTAGCGAAGAATGTCCCGTTGAATTTATTAAATTTCATAAGGGGATATCAGCACTGATGAGCTTGCGCAGTGGTTATCGACAATGGAAAACGGAAGTTTATTGGTATTGGGGACCGACTGGCACTGGCAAGTCACGCGAAGCATTTGCGAAGGCAATGGATGCAGAGTCATTCTACGTGAAGGATCCTTCGAACAAATGGTGGGACGGATACAATGGCCAAAAGGTAGTCGTTATCGACGACTTCCGCAGGGACTTTTGTACCTTTTCGTTCCTACTCAGATTATTCGACGAATATCCCATGAGTGTAGAAGTCAAGGGAGCGACAGTGAATTTTCTAGCGGAGAAAATTTATCTGACGACTCCGAAGAATCCTGTCAACACCTGGGAAGGAAGAACCGAGGAAGATTTGGCACAACTAACCAGGAGGATCACGCAAGTGGTCCATTTCGACACTTTTGGGGTAACCCATTAATTTGTGACGAAAGAGAAGAAGAATTACAATTTAATTTAGATTTAGGATTTACAATTTAAATCACAATTTAATTTAATTTTAAGTATTAACGTCAAAATGGCAATGAATTTGTATGATGAATTTATTTTAGCTAGTGAAGAGGATCCAGCTAGGAAAAAACAAATTATTGAAGAAGGAAATTATGAAAATTTATATTTTCATGATGCAATTAATGAAGACGAACCATTAAACCAGGACGAACTTGCTCAAGATGCAATATTTCAAAGATCAGCGGCAGCTTCAATAGCAAATAGTCCATATGTTCAACCTGAATACACACCCCAAGAAGTTGAAATGGCACAAGAAATTTTACAAACTCCAAATGCCGAAGAAGAATATACTCCCGAAGTAATTGAAATGGCACAAGAAATTGTAACTGTTGAAGAAGCAAAACAGTTTAAATTTTATTTGGATGGGTAACACATAAGTTAAAATTTATTTTTAAAATTTAATCACAATTTAATTATATTTTAAAAATCAATGGCTCCAAAACGTAAATCAACCAAAAGAAGTTATGGAGGCAAAAGAAGAAAAGCTGGAGGTCAAAGACTCCCAGCTGCTGTATCATTAATCGCAAGGGTTAATGCTGAAAAATTGAAAGCTAATAAGCTAAAAAAAGATTTAGAAGAATTAGGGATTGATACAGCAACATCTGGGATCGATGCCATGCGAAACGATCCTAAATACAAACCTCGTAGACTTATCGGAAGAGGTAGATATACTTTTGGCTCTTTTTTAAGAGATGCTGAAAGTATTGGAGCAAGAGCCACCAGGGCAATTGCTCCATATACAAGAAGATTGGCTGACGCTGGCACAGATGCTCTTATAGGTTGGGGCCAAACCAAACTAATGGGCAGAGGAGCATATGGAAGCAATCAATTAGGCGAAAGCCAATACAATGATCTTTTTACCGCAGGAGATAAAGATGATATTGTTTTAACCCATACTGAGTTTTTAAAATCTATTGAACCAACCTCATCAAATTTTGAAACTCAGTTTTCAACTGTGATTAATCCTGGATTAACATCATTTGCACCAATGTTAGCGCAAATAGCGCAATATTATGAAGAATATGAAATTCTTCAATTAGTATTCAGTTTTAAAAGTACCGTTGTAGACGGTAACGACAACGCTGCTGGCACTGTTTTAATGGCAACTCAATATAATCCAACAAATCCTAATTTTACTGATGATGTTGCCATGGATAACTATGCACATAGTTGTGTAAGCAAAGTGACTGATGACATGCACCATGGTGTAGAATGTGAAACTTTTGAAACTGGTCAGGGAAGAACTGAATACATACGAACTGGGCCTGTACCAACAGGTCAAGATGCGAAAACGTATGATTTAGCAGTTTTCCAATTAGCTACGAAAGGAGCTTTTGCTAATTTACAAATTGGAAGGTTGTATGCTACATACAAAGTACGTTTGAGTAAATTAAAATTAGTTCCAACTATACCATTAGTTGGACAAATTCCATACCAAAGTATGAATGAAAGTGGAACATCAATTGCCGATACAAGTTTATTTGGCGTTCTTGGATCAGCTAATTACGAAGAGTGGAACATTGTTGGACACGAATTGCTAATTCAAAATAATACAATTTCTTTTAATTCGCAATGGCCCAAAGGAAAATATTTAATTACTATTTTACTTAGGGTACAAGCAGCTGCAACTATAGTAAAACCAACATCTCCTGCTGTATCAGGAGGTATTACACTTGCAGATGATGGTCAATCTCCAACAGCTACTTGGAATAATATTTTCCCCGAAAACTCCCAATCGTCTCTTAGACATTGTCAAATTATTGCAGTTAATCATTCCGGCATTAATGGCAATATTACATTTGGTTATTCCGGCATTGTAGCTAATGCTAACAATACTATTAGTGTTGTTGTTACACAAATTGATCCTTCTATTTTATTACCTAATAGTATTGCTTAAAATTAAAATAATAAACATTATTTTTTTAATCACAATTTAACAACCTGGACGATAAAACACCAGATTTAGAGTGTAGTTGTAGCTACGTTTTTAGTTTAACAATAGAAAAATTTTTAACAT